GGATCCCCGCGTCACCCTCATGCCGGAGGAAGCTGCGAAGCCTTGCGGATTCTGCCACGCCAATGAAGACGGCGAATACGATATGTTCGTCTTCGAGCATCCGGCAGACCCACAACGCAGCGCAAAGCTCAGTTTCTACGACAGGGTGCTTGCGCTTGAGATAAACCAGCCGGGAGACGAAAAGACACAGCGTCTTTCCTGCAAGATCAATCATTGCCCGTTCTGTGGACGGGCATACGGGGAGGAAGAAACTTGAGAACGCTGACCGTATTACAGCCTTGGGCAGGGCTTATCCTCACCGGCGAAAAGCACATCGAAACACGCGGGTGGAACACAAATATCCGGGGCCGCGTTGCTATTCACGCCGGAGTGAATGAAAAGTTTCTCAAGGAGTGGCCTCGTTCGAGCATGCATTGGGCTTGCAACGCCACCGGCTGCGTCCTTGGCACGGTCGAGATCGTCGACTGCATCCCGCTGAACCGAATAGCGGAGCGCGGCTACCTATACCTCGCCACGGAGAAGGAACGCAGGCTTGGCGATTGGTCGCCCGGGCGCTATGGATTCGTCCTGCGCAACCCGATTCTCTTCGACAAGCCTATTGCAGCCAAAGGGAAACAGGGTTGGTGGGACTGGCAGCCGCCGAAAGGAGGAATAGACGGCCATGCTTGAAAAAATCATGATTTTTCTTCTCGTCGCTTGCTCGGCATCCATATTCACGATCACGAGATTGAACAAGCAGCACCCGCTCATTTCTGCTTACTGGGTGCTTGTCTGGCTCTACTGGATTGCCAGAAGCATTTTGCTTACAGAGGGGTGAGCGGCATTGCCATCAAAGGTTGAGGCTTTCAAATGCGACTACTGCGGGAAGCTGCTCAAGCTCCCACATACAGCTGCAGTCCATGAAGCATCCTGCAAAAACAACCCTGCAAAACGGCACTGCATCACCTGCATTCACGGCATATCTGCATGCTGCGCGACTGTGCCGGACTGGACAGACCCAGATGGCCCCGGAACGGAGGTATACGGCCCGTACTGCGGATATCACGATAAGCCGATATCGGAAAAGCCGTATTTCATCGAATGCGACAATGGCGGTGGATTCGATACAGGGCTTGGATGGCACCCAGAGTTTCCCCTTCCATACACCTGCTTCCACTACGAAAGCAAAGGCAAAGCCGAATGGACACCCGAAGATCAATATGACGGAGGAACCAAAGATGAATGATACCACCAATGCGGTCGAGGTCATCGGCCAGCTGCAGAACGGGCTCTATTTGAGCCACGAGAAGATGGGCGAGAAGTTCTACGCCGGAACCCTCAAGGTCAAGAGGCTTTCCGGCGCGGAAGATCTTCTGCCCGTCACGATTCCGGGCCGCCTCTACGAGCAGGCGCAAGCCATCGAGAACGGCCCCGTCCAGATCACCGGCCAGCTCCGCACCTACAACAAGGTCGTCGGCGACAAGGGCAGATTGTTTGTCAACATCCACGCCCAGAGCATCGAAGCAGCACAGGAAAGCACGTTGAACGAAGTTCAACTCACCGGGACGATCTGCAAGCAGCCGATCTACCGCGTCACTCCCTTCGGCAGAGAGATTTGCGACATGATGCTTGCCGTCAACAGAGGCTACGGGAAAAGCGACTACATTCCCGTCATCACTTGGGGAGGCAACGCGCAGCGGGCAGCCACCCTTCACACCGGCGACCGCATCACAATCTCCGGCCGCATCCAGTCCAGAGACTACGAGAAGAAGCTGGCCACCGGCGACAGTATCACCAGAACAGCCTACGAGGTATCCGCTTTCAAGCTGGGATTGGAGGGAGCAGCATGAGTGTTGTGGGCAGCGTATCATTCGCCATCGATGGAGATTGGCTTACGGATTTTCTCCGTCAGCGCTTCCTCTACGAGGGAATTGGATTTGAATGGGTAGTTGAGACGGTCGGAGAACTGCTCAAGAGCAACGGTCTCACGGAGCAGCGCATTGAGCAGATCGCGCAGGACATCATCCTCGGACGCTCCTACTTCAAGGGAAATACGCGGGATGGCAGCTTTGTTTACTGCGACTGTTCAGACGAACCGCTCAAGTCCGATTTCTTCAGGAAATACACAAAGCTCCAGAACGACCTCAAGAAAGAGGAACAGGCCCGGAAGGATGCCGTGGAGGCATGGCAGGAACTCGCCCTTGTCATCACCGGCGAACTCAAGCGGGATGACTGCGGATGCCAATGCAACATCGACCTCTTGAAGCCCACGCCCATGGAAGAGTTCATCGACCGCATGATCACGTCGGAGGAAGAGACCGCTCCGTATGGCTTCATTTCCCCGGACGGAGAGTTCCACCCCGTAAAATGGGCCGATCACGAGCGCTTCGCTGGCGATTACATCCGGGCGCATGATGGTTGGGAGAACGTCTTGAAGAACGATATGCACACCGGCACGGACTACCTCGTCCTCGTGAAAGGGTGGTTGCTTCTCCACAATCCCCGGCAGGGTGTTCCGTTCCTTACTTCCGGCGACCGGCCCATGACCAAGGCGCAGCGCGAAGCCCTCTTCGACTACTACACCAAGTACGGCATGAAGAAGGAGGCCAGCGCCCTCTATCAGGAGGTGGAAGTATGAAAAACGGGCTGATATATCGAGAAGCCGCCGTCAAGGAATTGACAAAGATGGCCGTCACCGCTTCAAGCAGGCAGACGCGGGTGTTCGCCCGCTGCACAAATGCGATAGAGCTGCTTCCCGAAGCGGAAGACGCGGCAATCATCAAGCATGGGAATCCTGTTCCGCATTATGAAACATGGTGCAATTCAGACGGAGAGCCGGTCACAACGCTCCCATTTGGATATGAATGTCCGTTTTGCGGAGACCCGGATATCAAGAAATTCTGCCCGACATGCGGCGCGAAGATGGACAAGGAGGGCTGATGTTCAATGAGGATCCCCATCAACTGCGAGCATTGCGGTGAACTTATCGCCATGTTCGACACGAACGAAGATGTATCCGCGGAATGGGCAGAAGCTCCCTGCGGCGAAAAGGTCTGCGAAGCGTGCTGCGAGGACTGCGCAAGGAACCATGACCCCTACCATGCCTGCATGTTCAGAAGGGAGGCGGGTCTATGAGCCGTATCGGAAACTCTGAATGGGGAAAGCGCTCTATCATCGATGATGATTACAGCAGCGAAGAAGACGAATCCTCTCCGCTCGACGACGACTATATCCCGGAGGAATACCGCGATGAAGAATGGTGACGAGAAATATATCCTTACGCTGACCCGCGAACAGGCGCAGGTCGCGCAGAACGCCTTGGAGCTTTACGCCCGGTTGAAAATCGGGCAGTTCGACCGCATCACGGAGCTGATGCTGGACGTGCGGAGCGTGGATGAATACTGCCAGCGCCGCGACCTTGCCAACGACCTTCTCAAGATCGTCGCCTGTATCATCTTTGGCCGGAACGATTACGGCCAACCCAAATGCGAGAAGGACGCGCTGCATCACCGGGCGTGGAACATCTATACTGCCCTGCGGTATCAGATGGCATGGCACGATCACCCGGAAAGTGGATGGGGCGTACACTTCGACAAGCCTTACCCTTGGGGAGACGAACCTGTCCCCGATTGCAGAATCGAAAGGAGCAAACCAGATGAAAAGCCTCGCGGAACTCAAAAAAACGCCCCGACTGCTGATACTTCGGGAGGGGCCTGACGGCGGGTGGGCAGAAGCCCCCCTCGCCAGCAGCAAGAAAAACGCTCCGGCAGTTGTCGTGTTCTCATGGGAAGGTGGATGGGATCACGTTTCCGTCAGCTTCCGCAACAGAACGCCAACATGGGAAGAGATGGCAGAGATCAAAAAGCTGTTCTTTACGCCGGAAGAAGTATGTGTCGAGTACCACCCGCCCGAATCTGAGTATGTGAACAATATGCCGTACTGCCTCCACATCTGGCGCCCTCAGGGCGAAGAGCTGCCCACGCCGCCGTCATGGATGGTAGGCAGCAAGCAAGGTCAATCGCTTGCACAAGCGATCAAGCAAGGCCTCGACGAACTCACAGCAATGGAGGCGGGCCAGCTTGCCAGCGCCCCCGGAGCAGCAGCCTCTCAGGAAAAGCACGAAAGGCTGATGGAATATGGAGCATGAGAAGGAGGAATCATTCGTGAAAGTCACCCTGATCTACAAGCCGGAAGATCGTGAGCTGATGCTGTTCAAGCGCTGCATTTGGGTCACGATGGGCAAAACGGAAATCCCCAAAGCCCCCCCGCGCTCACAGCTCCTTCGCCGCGTCCTTCACGCACGACACAGCCCCATCCGCGTCCTGAACTTCGCTTTCCTCATCGAGGGAATCCCCAGCAACACGGCCACACATCTGGCTCGTCACGTTCATGCTGTCCCGTTTGTTTCCAGCCTCAGGAACGACCGGCAGGACAAAATGGACGGCGACAAGGCCCCGCGCGATACGCCGGTGGACATGATTTTCTACTGCAACGCGGAAGAGCTGATGACCTTCGCAAACAAGAGGCTCTGCGGCCGCGCAGCAAAGCGGACGCAGCAGGTCGCCCGGATGATGTGCGATGAAGCGGGAAAGGCCATGCCGGAACTCTCCGGCAATCTCGTTCCCATGTGCATTTACCACGGCGGCGTCTGCCATGAACTTGAGAGCTGCGGGAGGTGTGTTTGTGGATAAGGACGAACGCAGCTATGGCGTACCTTATCGAAACGCAGAAGGATATGCCGACCCCACGACCCACGGCGCTCTCACCAGCGTCATGAAAGAGCATTACGAGAAGCAGGAAGCAGCCGACGCTCGGTGCAATCAGCTCATAAAGGTGCTGAAAAACACCATCGACCTTGCTGGCTTCGATCTCGTTGCCCGCATCGAAGTCCGTGACCGCGAAACCGGGAGGACATACCGATGAGCCAATGTGTCATCTGCGGAATAACGCTCCCGGAAGGGTATGGACAGGTCTGTTTGAGGTGCCGTAGCAAATACGGGCAGCGGGAAGACCTCTCTCAGGTTGAGAATGAAAATCGGCGCCTGCAAATGCTCCTGACGATGGAACGCCGGGAACACGCAGCCACGCGCCGGAAGTTGGAAAAGGCCGACCACGACCGACAGCGCTATGCGAGACGCATCCGCTTCTTGGACGGTAGACACGACGCGCTATGCGCTCTGTACCGGGCAACGAAGAAGGAGCGGGACATCCTTGAGACGGCGCTGAACGCTTGCGAAAGGAGCTTGTTGGAATGGCAACCAGACCCCCAGAAAAAGATGCAGACGGAAGATTCCATTTCTCAGAGCGTGAATACTACGCCACGAGAGAGCTGTTCGGCATCGTCAGCACATTCAACAAAAACGCAGAGCAGCTTGAGCGGCGCGTCCGAGAAATCCCCGGAGGCTGGCGGGATCTGAAGCTCATTATGGCCGTCTCGGAAAAGCTGATGAAAGGCATCTTGAGAACGATCCCAAAGAAAAAGCTCGCAGTCATCCAGAAGGAGCTGACCAACACCGAAGTCCTCGTCAACGTCAGGAACGCCATAGCCCCCCATGCGAGGACAGACACGGACGGATTCACCTATTTCTCGCAGAGAGCCTTGGAGAGAATCACGCAGCGCGTGGTGGACTTCGAGTGTTTCTGCTGCCAGAAGCAGGGAGCCGAAGCGAAACATTGCCAGCTCCGCAGGGATATTGAATCGACCTACATGTTCGATTACACCTGCCCGTCGAAGAAGGAATGCCCGTTTGCGGGCATGATGTTTGGAGGAACCTACGATGAAGACGAAGATTTATAAACCCGGCAACCTGAATCCGCTGGCCCGGAAGATGCTCAAAGACCAGCGCGTGAGCGTGGTTGTGGAGAACTTTCTGGGCGTGGACTGGCATCAGAAAACGGCGTCGACCCGGAGAAACTGATGGCCGAGAAGCACGAATACAACAAAAGCCGCCCGTACAAACACGGAAAGAAGTGCTGATAGTTGTTAAACAAGGTTAAACCGTCCTATTGCTGCCGATGCAGCACAGTACGATAAAGAGTTAGGCCGGAAGTGGATGGCGCTCAGATGCCGCCACAGATAGCAAGAAAGGATGGCCCCCATGAACGATGCAAGATTCACAGGCAACCTCACCAGAGACCCCGAAGCCAAAGCCATGAGCAATGGCAAGCTCCGCTGTACATTCACGCTGGCAGTTACTCGCCCCTACACGAACCAGCAGGGCCAGCGGGATGCCGATTTCATTCAGTTCGTCGCCTACGAGAAGAATGCAGAACTGGCCCAGAAGTATTTGGCGAAGGGCCGTAAGATTCTGGTCATTTCCCACGTCAAGACCGGCAGCTACGAGAAGGACGGCAAGCGCATTTACACGACGGAATTTGTCGTGGACAAGATCGAGTTCCTGTCCTCTGCACAGCAGGACAACCAGAGCGCAGCACCGGCAGAGCAGCCCCCCCAGAGCTATGCCAATCAGGGATTCCAGCAGGTCGATGATGACGAGTTGCCCTTCTAAAAACCTTCGGAGGTGATGTGACCATGATGCCGGGAAAAGCAGAGGAAATGCTGAAAAATTATAAGGCGTACCTCGGAAGGTGCAGCTATATTGAGGCCGTTATTGAGGGACTGAAAGTGAGCATCAAGATCGCGGAAGCGGATGCCCGCGACGACCTCATCAACGGCAGCGGGAAGCAGCCGGACGGGATGCCGCACGGAACCACGATGGGAAACCCCACGGAGCGCATTGCGATCATGCTCGCAACCGGCATTATGACGGACGACATCGCAGCCATGAACAAAGAGATCGCCGCGTTGGAAGCGGAGCATCGTGAGAAAAGCCTTGTGGTGTATTTTGTCCAGGCGTGGCTCAAGGGCCTTTCGGCCAAAGAGCGCTGGATGATCGAGAGGTGCTATTTCGACGAAATGACCTACCGGGAAATCAATGCCCGCTACAGGGAGGAATACGGGGAAAACTGCTCGAAGGATTTGCTGCGCCGCCTCAAGAAAGATGCTCTTGCGAAGATATTCGAAATGGCGAAGTGACGATTTTTCTGCGCAGAAGCAAAACGGAAATGCGAATTGTTCCACGTGAAACATCGTAATACCGATTTGCTACCCCCGTATCCACGATTTTGCTACCTTCACAAATGAAAAAGACGATGCTATAATTATAATCAAGCGGAAGCAGTACCTAGCCGGGTGCTGCTTTTTTATATGCAAAACAGAAAGAGAGGTGCAGGAAGTGGCAGATATCAAATACGGGAGGATGAAGCTGGCCGATATGATGCCGGCAGAATACAATCCCCGGAAAGACCTGCAGCCGGGAGACCGGGAGTGGGAGAAGATCGAGAACTCCCTCGGAACTTTCGGCATGGTCGAGCCGATTGTGTTCAATGAGCGCAGCGGTCGCATCGTTGGCGGTCACCAGCGGGCGAAAATCCTTGCGCATCGCGGAGAGGAAGAGGTCGACGTCTCCATCGTGAATTTGAGCGATGAGGACGAAAAAATCCTTTGCGCGAAGCTCAACCGCGTACAGGGCTATTGGGACACGGCAAAGCTGGCAGACCTGCTTGTGGAGATCAAGGAGGCCACCGGCTCCATTGAGGCCACGGGCTTTGACGAGTGGGAGCTGGAAAGCCTCACGCAGGAATACGATCACATCGACAACCTGATGGACGACGATTTCTCCGACGCTGGCAGCCACGAACAGACCACCTTCGCGGTCACGTTCACATTCCCGATGAGCAGCAAGGAAGTCATTGACGATTTCATTGCGGAAGAGGGCAAAGAGGCCCTTAGAGATATTATTACTACACAGATAACGGGAGGTGAAGAGTAATGCTTATCCAGAAGAAGCTCATAAAAGATATGGACAGAGCAGCCTACAACCCCCGTGTCGATTTGAGACCCGGAGATGATGAATACGAGGCCCTCAAGGACAGCCTCACGGAGTTCGGTCTGGTTATCCCGATCATTTGGAACCAGCGGACGAACCGTGTTGTCGGCGGCCATCAGCGTCTCACCGTCGAAGAAAACCTCGGCCATACGGAAGTGTATGTCTCGGTGGTCAACCTTGACGAAATGCAGGAGAAGCAGCTTAACATCGCCCTCAACAAGGCGCAGGGCGCGTGGGACGATGGGAAGCTGGCAGAACTGATGAACAGCCTTGGAAACCGGGCGCAGGACACCGGCTTTACGCTGCCGGAAATCGAAGCGCTCACCAGCCGTATCGAGGATGCGCTGGACGAAGACTTCCTCGACGGAGAGCTGGGAGAGATCGAAGAGACCTTCAACGTCACGTTGGAGTTCCCGGTCGAAATGAAGGACGAAATCCTCGGCTACATCAAGGAACACGGCAAAGAAGAGCTGGTCGAACTCATGATTGAGGCGGCCCGAAGGGAGGAATGAGACATGGGATGCAGTTGCGGAAGTCAGGTCATCCTGTGCAATCTCCCGGTACGCTTTGATACCTACGTTGGATGCAGCCATGGATGCCGGTACTGCTTCGCCCAGAAGAAGACCGACATCTCCAAGATTCGCAAGGGCGACACCCCGCAATCCCTCAGGGACTTTATCGAGGGAAAGCGCGGATATGAAACCCATTGGGTAGACTGGAATATCCCCATCCATTGGGGTGGCATGAGCGACCCCTTCCAGCCGATTGAGCTGAAGGAGCGCGTCAGCTACGAATGCCTCAAGATTTTCGCCGAGACGCAGTACCCGTTCGTGGTCAGCACGAAGGGCCGTCTCGTCGCACACCCGGAATACCTCGACCTGCTGGCCCGCTGTAATTGCGTGGTGCAGGTGAGCATGGTTTGCAGCAGGTACGACAAGCTGGAACCCGGAACCCCAAGCTACGAGGAAAGACTGGAAATCGTCAGGACGGTGGCAGGCCGCGTAAAACGAGTTATCGTCCGTATTCAGCCCTACATGCCGGAAGTCTTTGAAGACGTCATGAAAAACATTCCGCGTGTTAAAGAGGCTGGCGTTTATGGCATTGTTGCCGAAGGCATGAAGTTCGCCAAGGCAAAGCCGGGCATGGTGCGCATCGGCGGAGACAGCTGTTACCCGAAGGACGTACTCGAGCGGGACTTCCTGAGAATTAAGCAGGAAGCCCACAGGAACAGCCTTCGCTTTTTCAGCGGCGAAAACAGGCTCCGGGCTATGGGCGATGATATGTGCTGCTGCGGCATTGAGAATCTGCCCGGATTCAAGGGCAACGATTACAACCTCTGCATGATCGTGAACGGGAAGAACCCGGAGCCGACCGAACGGATGAAAACCGTTGGTACGGGCGGGTGCTTCAAGAGCCTGCGGCAGAGCGCAGGAACGTCCGGCAAGATCGCAAAGCAGTCCTTCTACGGACTGATGCAGGAGGAACTCAGCTCCAAGCCTGATTATTACAAAAAGCTGTTCGGCAAGGGCAATGAATAGCGAAAAGCTGCATTACCTGACACCGGTGCAGCAGGTGGACGGAATGCTCTTCAAGCGCGAAGACCTCTACACTCCGCTGGGAGCCGGAGAGGTCAACGGCGGGAAGTTGCGGCAATGCATGTTGCTGGTGAACAAAATCCATCGGGAATACGAAGGACTGGTCACCTGCTGTTCAATCCATTCGCCGCAAGCACCGATCACAGCAGCCACGGCAAAGGCTTTCGGACTGGAATGCCAAGTCCTTTACGGAGGCACAAAGCCCGAAAACCTCAGGCAGTTGCCGATGCCGAGACTGGCTATGAGGTACGGCGCGAAGATCACCATTGCGGCAAAGAGTGGTCGTAGTAGTATATTATATTATATAGCTCAAAGACTACAGAGAGTAAAAGATAAAAGAGACTATATAGTATTATATGGCATCAATCTCCAAGAACACGAGGATATTCTGCTTGGAGCTGTTGCAGCTCAGGTGCGAAATATCCCGGATGAGATCGACAACCTCGTTCTCACATGCGGGAGTGGAATCACAGCCATTGGAGTGCTGGCAGGACTGAAGCAGTATCACAAGAACGTCAGAAATGTCCATCTGGTTGCTACAGGCCCAGACAGACGGAAGCTGATACATGAGACGCTGCAGAAGTACGGAGCAGACAGGCAGTTCCACTACCACGACTTATTTCACACTCGCGGCTTTTCTTACGAAGAGCCGTTTTGTTCTGTTTGGGGAGGCATCAAGCTCCACCCGAACTACGAAGCGAAGACCATGGCATGGTTCGCAAAAAGCGGCCTGCGACCAGAGGACACGCTGTTCTGGATAACGGGCGCAGAACCTCTCGCCGGTAAGTAACGGGAGGTGATTGAATGCCGAAACGCACGGAGCCAGAAGTCCTATGGGAACAGCAGCCGGGAGAAAGTGCAAAGGCGTTTGAGGCATTCGCAGCCTACAGGGATATGGGCGCTGAGCGAAGTCTGCGCAAGCTCACACAGCAGCTACACAAAAACCTCACTACGATTCGAGATTGGAGTGTCAAGTGGAACTGGCAGGAAAGAGTGCGAGCATACGACCGGGAACTCGACCGGCAGGCCAGAGAGCAGGCGGTCCGAAGTGTGCGGCAGATGACCGACCGGCATATCCGAATTGCCATGCAGCTTCAAGCCAAAGCGGTGAGGGCGCTGGAGAACCTTGACGAAGCACAGCTCACGCCGAAGATGATGCTTGCCTTTCTGACAAAGGCGACAGAGCTGGAACGCATGAACAGACTGAGCAGCGCCGGTCTGGATGAAAACGGCCAGAAGGAAGCTGCATCGGAGGTTGAGATCATAATCGAGGGTGATGACGATGTTGACGATCAGAGTTAAGCCCAGCGCGTTCAACAGCGTCTACTACCCACACCTGAAGAACGACCACCGCTACCAGCTCTATTACGGCGGCTCGTCCAGCGGCAAGAGCTTTTTCCTCGCCACCCGCGCAGTCCTCGACTGCTTGAAAGGCCGGAACTACCTCGTCGTCCGCAAGGTCGCCAAGACCCTGCGCGGCTCCTGCTGGAATGAAATACTCAAGGCCATTTCCCGCTACAACCTCAACAACCAATTCAGGATCCGACAGAGCGACATGATCATCGAGGCAAAGGCCAGCGGAGCGCAGATTGTTTTCGCAGGCCTCGACGACGCTGAGAAGATCAAGTCCATCACCCCGGCAAAGGGTGTATTCACGGACATCTGGATGGAAGAGGCAACGGAGTGTGACTACGGCGATTATAAGCAGCTCGACAAGCGCTTGCGCGGCCTGTCGAAGTTCTGCAAGCGCTTCACGCTCTCATTCAACCCGGTTTATTTGACCCATTGGATTTACATCGAGTTCTTCAACATCTGGGACGACACGAAGAACTACGCAGCTACGGACAAGCTCTCGATCCTCAAGACCACGCACAGGGACAACCGCTTCCTCGCGCCGGAAGACCACGAAGCGCTCGAAAGCGAAAAGGACGAATACTTCCGCAATGTCTACACCTACGGCAACTGGGGTATTCTCGGCGACGTCATCTTCCGCAACTGGAAGACAGAAGACCTCGCCGAGTATAAAGACATCGCGGGCAGCCTGTATTTCGGCCTCGACTTTGGCTTCTCTTCCGACCCGGCAGCCGTTATCAAGGTGCGATTTGAGCGGGCGAAGAAGCGCATCCTCATCCTCGATGAGATTTACGAGCGCGGCCTGATTAACACGCAGCTCGCCAAAGAGGTCAAGCCCTTCGCGGGCTTCAACCCCGTCACTTGCGACTGCGCGGAGACAAAGTCCATCGCGGAGCTGCGTATGCTCGGCGTGAACGCTATCGCCAGCAAGAAAGGCCCGGACAGCGTCATTCACGGCATCCAATGGCTGCAAGGCTACGAAATCGTCGTGGACAAGTGCTGCCAGAATATGCGCAATGAGCTGACCCTTTACCAATGGCGAAAGGATAAGGACGGCAACAGCCTCCGCGTCCCCGTGGACAAGAACAACCACCTTATCGACGCGCTGAGATATGCGCTTGAGACTGAAATCAACAGCGCACCCACCAGCGCCCCCCCGAAGGACTACGGAAACGACAAGCCCAGCTACTGGCAGAAGTGAGGTGATTATACATGCCGAGCATGAAGGAATATGGCAGAATCGGCCAGCGCCGATACGCTGGCATGTTCTCGGAAGAGTTTCTGCGAGAGCTGCAAGGCAAGCGCGGAATCGAGGTCTACCGGGAAATGTCGGAGAACGACGAAATATGCGGCGCGATCATTTATGCCATCGAGACCCTTATCAGACAAACGGACTGGAATGTTCAGCCCGGAGGCGACAGCGCAAAGGACAGGGAGTGCGCAGAGTTCGTGGAGAGCTGCATGAACGATATGCAGGACACATGGACGGACACGATCTCCGAAATCCTTTCTTTCCTCGCCTACGGTTGGAGCTATCACGAGATTGTCTACAAGCGCCGAACCGGCAACAGCCGCGATCCCCGGCAGAACAGCAAATTCACGGACGGCCTGATCGGCTGGCAGAAGCTCCCGATCAGAGCACAAGAAACCTTGTTCCGCTGGGAGTACGACGAAGCAGACAACCTGACCGGCATGACGCAGCTCCCGCCGCCTGATTACAGGATGGCGACCATCCCCATCGAAAAGGCGCTGCACTTCCGCACGAAGAGCAGAAAGAACAACCCCGAAGGGCGCAGCATTCTCCGATCTGCATACCGGGCTTGGTACTTCAAGCGCAGGATTCAGGAAATCGAGGGCATCGGCATCGAGAGAGACCTTGCTGGCCTCCCGGTGCTGACACCCCCGGAGCAGTATGACATCTGGAACGCAGAAGACCCCCGGATGAATGAAATGCGGCAGCGGGCAGAAGCCATTGTCCGCAACATTCGCCGCGACGCAACCGAAGGAATCGTCATGCCTTTCGGCTGGACGCTTGAGCTGCTGGCTTCCAGCGGCAAGCGGCAGTTCGACACCAACGCGGTCGTCGAGCGCTACGATTCCCGCATCGCCATGAGTACCATGAGCGACTTCCTCCTGCTGGGCCATCAGCAGGTAGGCAGCTTCGCACTCAGCAGCGATAAGACGCACCTGTTCAGCATGGCGCTCGGCACCTATCTGGACATCATCTGCGAAGTTTTCAACAATCAGGGAATCCCCCGGCTGATTGGCATGAACGCAGACCATTTCAAGGGCATCACTGACTACCCGAAGATTGTACACGGCGATGTGGAAGCACCGAACCTCAAGGACTTTGCAGCCTACCTCAAAGACCTCACCGGCTGCGGCGTGATTATGCCGGACGAAGACCTCGAAGACTTCGCCCGCCAGATCGCAAAGCTCCCGGAACGCATGGAGGCCCGTCAGTTCGATCAGGAAGCCCGCGCCCAGCAGCGCCGCGCAGCCCGTGAGAAGAAGGACGCGGACGCAGGGAAGGACATCGACACGGAAGATATTGCCCCGGAGGACGAGGAAGAGATCAAAGAGTGACCGCTGGAAAGGTGGTGAGCGCTGATGATTGTTGTCTTTTCAAAGGCCATGCCCAGCAAGCAGACGGTGCTGGATAAGCTCAACTCCTTCATCGACGCTTCCAGCCCGAAGCTCGCCACCTTTCTGCATCACCAGATCAACCAGCAGCAGAACGCAGTCACCTACAAGGAGCTGCACGAAGCCATCCACCAAGGCCAATTCCCGTTGAGCTACCTGACCAAATGGCAGCAGGATTACAGCCAATTCATCATCGACCACTACACGCCGATGGTTGACAAGGCGGTAAAACAGGCAGCCATTGACCTCGCCGGAGAGTACGCCGGAGCGATCTTCGACCCTCAAATTGGGCTGATGGATGATTACATCAAGACCCACGGCGGCAAGCTCATCCAGCAAGTAACGGCGACGCAGTACAACGCGATCAACACGCTCGTGCGGCAGGCATCCATGACCGACACCATGACGGTCGACCAGCTTGCGCGAGCCATTCGCCCTTGTGTGGGCCTCACGCAGCGGCAGGCGCAGTACGTCAAGCACTACTACGACAACCTGATAGATCAGGGCTATAGCCAGCAGGCAGCCTTGAAGAAGCAGGCAGCCTACGCCGCCAAAGTCCACCGGCAGAGAGCGCAGACCATCGCGGAGACGGAAATGGCCTACGCCTACAACGCAGCAGCCGACGCAGTTGTTCAGCAGAACATCAAAGACGGATACTTCGACCCCAGCGTGGAAAAGTATTGGCTCACAGCAGCCGATGAACTGGTCTGCGATGAGTGCGGAGCCATCGACGGAGAGACAGTCCCTGTTGACGCGGACTTCTCGATAGGCGTTAAACTCCCTCCTGCGCATCCTCGCTGCCGTTGTGCCGTAGGCTATAAGAATATCAAAGTCCTCAAGCCCGCCCCTGCTCCGGCCCCCACAGCGGCCCAGAGCAGCACACCGGCGCAGCCACAGCAGCCGACGATACCCACAGCGCCCGACCCCGGCACACTCAGCTACAAAAGCAGCGTGAAAATGGGAACCGGCGAAATGCACCAGTACACCGACGCAGACGGCCACGAATGGATTTTCAAGCCTGCACAAAGCAAGTTTGGCGGCCACAAGGAACCGTTCAGAGCCTATGTGCAGGAAGCCGGATACAAGGTGCAGGGCATCGTAGACCCGGACACAGCAGTCCCGGTCAAGGCCCTCACGCTGGACACGCCCAAAGGGTCGCGCTTCGGCGCAGCTCAGCTCCGCATCGAAGACACAGACGGCAGCTTCGACCTCAAGAGTTGGCAGGGCGGCTTCGGAGGGACGACCCCGGATGCAAGCGTCATTGCCCAGCTACAGCGCGAAAACGTGACCGACTGGCTGATGTGCAACTACGACAGCCACGGCGGGAACTTCCTGCGCATCAACAGCACCGGCAAGCTGGTGGGCGTTGATAAGGAACAGGCTTTCCGCTACATCACGAATCCGTCCGCGAAGAAGATGAGCTACAGCTTCCATCCAAATTCGACCTACGGAGAAACGGAGCCGATCTACAACACCCTTTACCGCAAGTTCGCCAACGGCGACATCGACATCGACCTCAATGATGTGCTGCCCTACATTCAGCGCGTCGAGGCGGTCCCGGACGCAGCCTACAGAGAAATATTCAGAGAGTATGCAGAGGCCCTTCATGGCAAGGGAGCCAAAGCAGAGTCTCTTCTGGATGATATTCTGGCCCGGAAACAGGGCCTCCGTTCGTCGTTTAGGGATTTCTACAGCGACATCCTCGCGCAGCGCACCGGCACGAAGACGGTATTCCAGTTTGCCGACGAAGCGGCAGCGGCAGCAAGCAAAGCACCGCTCACAGGTACGGCGATGTCTTCCACCTCCCTGCAAAGCATGTCCTTGACGGATCTGAAAGCCCTCGCACAGAAGCAGGGCATCAAGTACGCTTGGAACATGAACAAGACGCAACTTGTGGACGCGATCTCCGACCCGACAAAGACCGCCCAGATCGTCGCAGACGCAAAGGCCCGCGCCTACGGCATTGGAACCACTCCGAAGAAGCCGAAAGCCACAGCCCCGGCAGCGGCCAAACCTGCAGCAACGGGCAGCCGCCCGAAGATTGACGGCATCACGCAGCTCGGCGACGCGATGGACGATTTCGATGAGGCCCTTGACAATAGCGGATTGCGCGGCGTATCCTTGATTTCAGATAAGGCAGCGCTGGAAGGCATGCAGACCAACCTCCGAAAGATCAACATCGACGGAAGGGATTGCTACGAGCTGAGCGGCAAGCTCACGCATGGCCGCTGGCTCTCGGCTCAGAACGGCTTCCCCAGCAGCAATGTCGACCAATGGACTTTCCACGGCGCGACCGGCAAAATCGACTACACGAAGCCCGTCCTCGAACTGACAAGCGCGAACGTGAACCGCTACAGCATCCCGACGCGCTACATCAGGGACGGCGATGACCTGCTCATCCTGACTGGCAAGGATTGCGAACGTAACGCCCGCGCCATGATGGGTGAGTTCAGTATTCGCGTTTTCAGCTCCGATGGAAAGGACGCAGCACAGAAAGCCCGCGCCCTTCTCGCAAAGGCGCAGCTCACCGACATCTTCGATGACGTTGACACCAAAGCCCTCGACCGCTACAAAAAAATGCGTCTGATTTGGCAGAACGACCCGGCGCTCGCTGGAACGCTCGACCCGCTGAAAAGCACGGACGCAGACATCCAGACCGCCTTGAGCAGGCTGGGCATTACGCAAGCCCGCGTGGATAAGCTCAAGCTGGTCAAGGTCACAGACGGCTATTTCACCTTCTACGATCAGGCCACAGCAGACCTCGCAAAGAAGAAGGGCGTAGCCTATGTATGGTCGGGTGTCGGCAGCAAGACCAGCGCCACCTACATCATCGAATCGGGCGAAATGACTGCCTCGGCGCAACGATTGAAACGCGGCATCCTCACGGGCGGCGCTTCGGTCGGCTCGGACATCGGAACAGGCGGCGCGGATAACGTGTTTACCCGAATTGCCATGCAGAAGAATGTCGGGACGGAGTATTTCAACGACAGCTTCGCCCACGGTGACTATCAGTTCATCTTCGACCGCAAGATACTCGGCCGCACGGACTGGTACGCCTACACCGGCGATGAGTTCGGCACGACGCAGGGCAGCACGTTCAGCAATCGCAGAGCGGCATCGGCCCACTTCGACGCGCTGAACCGCCGCTATTGCAGCTCCAATGAAACCATGTTCCGAAAGAGCGTGAGCCTTTCCGACATGACGGAGATCAGGTGCAACAGCCCGCGAAAGAAGCAGGAACTCATTGATTCCCTCCACAGCAGAGGAATCACGGAGATCAACGGAATCAAGCTGGAACAGTTTATCAAAGTCGGAGGCGGTGAGTTGTAATGCTTGACAAGCAGCAGCGGACGCAGTACATCAAGGGAACGTTCGGAGAAAGCTTCTTCGCCCTTGAGAGCTGCGACCCACGAACCCCCTACACCATGAGGCAGAAGGGCGGCAAGGCAATCCTCGCCGTAGCAATCGGCCTTTGCACCAACAAAGAAGGACTGCTCTGCTACTACGACTACGAACGCGGCCACATGCTACGCGGGAAGATCGAAAAGAACCTCAAGAGCGGCATCGTATTCAAAACCAACGCTTTCGACAAGGCGCTGGTGTTTGAGCCGCTGACGCTGGAAACCTTCGACCGGGAGCTGAGACACACGCTGCCGGAGGAAGTTTCCGAGCTGCTGCACAGCATTGATGATGTCTGCGTTTGGTATCGCAAACAGGCAGGCATGGTCTGATTCACCTGAACCCACATCCCTCGGCCCCGAAAAGGGGACGGGGATTTTTTCATTCTGGGGAGAGAAAGTTATGAAACACACATTTTCGGATTTCTACCGGCAGAGGCCGCGAGCTGAACCCGCCCCGGTCACCAAGGGATTGCTTACCGTCCAGAAAGCCGACGAAGAGCGGCACATGGTGTTTGGCTGGGCTTCCATCGCCCAGCAGGCAGATGGAAGTGTAGTCCAGGACTACCAAGGCGACATCATCGACATCGAAGACCTTGAGAATGCCGTCTACGATTACGTCATCCTCTACCGCGACGGCGGCGAAATGCACAAGCGCGGAGGCGTGGCGGTACTCGTTGAGAGCGTCGTGTTCACGGCAGCAAAGATGCAGGCGATGGGCATCCCGGAAGGGACGCTGCCCTACGGCTGGTGGATTGGCCTCAAGGTAATGGACGATGATGTATGGGCCAAAGTCAAGGATGGTACCTATCGGATGTTCTCCATAGAGGGTAAAGCAGTCCGTCAGGAAATTGAAGAGGAAGGAGGCGGCAACGAATGAGCAAAGCCCACAAGCTACGAAACCTAAAACTCCGCAAAGTTGACTTTGTAGATCAGGGAGCAAATCAATTCGCACACATTCGACTTGCGAAACGGAACGAAAGCGAAGCGCCAGACAACATGCCCGAATCTTCATCCGAAGAACGGGCATTTTTTGAACGCCTTGGTGCTTTCATTGCCAAGATGTTTCACGCTTCCCCGGTCAGCAAAGAAGCCATGACGTTCGATCAGGTTGAAGAAAGCCGCGACACTCGCAGCACCATCTACCGCATATCGGATTCCATGTGCGAAAGCATCAATGCCATCATCAACGATAAAGACCTTGATGATGCGCAGAAGTCCGAAATGATTAGGCAGACAGCCGATCAGGTCGCAGATGCAATCAAAGAGGATATCGCTTCCGTATTTGGCGGCACCTTGCAAAAGAGCGAAACCACGGAAGAACACGCGGGATCGCTCGAAGTCCCGTTCACAGGAAGCGACAATCCCGACCCAGAACCTACTCAGCAGGAAGGAGAGACCAACGTGATTTTTGATACCAGCAAAATGACCCCTGAAGAGAAGGCCACTTTCGATGACCTTGCCAAGCGATTTGGCACCGAAGACACACATGATGCCGCCTCCGAGCAGGCCGCCGAACCCCATGCCGCTCCGACTGTCGACGGTGACATTTACAAGGGCCTGCACCCCGTTGTTCAGGAAGAGCTGCGCAAGGCCCGCGAGTTCCGCGATCAGGTCGAAACCCAGCAGCTCACCGCCGTGGCGAAGAAGTACGAGCTGCTTGGTAAGAAACCCGAGGAACTCGTGCCTTTGCTCAAGAGCCTCAAGGCTGCTGGCGGCACTGCCTACGACGACATGATTAGCATCCTTGACAGCAATCTTGCCGCCATCGAGAAGTCCGGCGTGTTCAGCGAAATCGGCAAGCGCGGCACCGAGAGTGGAGCTGGAGACAATGCTTGGGGCAAGATCGAAGCCGCCGCACAGGAGATCATCAAGTCCAAGCCCGGTATGCGCTGGGCTGATGCCGTCGATTCCGCTTGCCTCGCCCATCCTGAACTTGTGCAGGAGTACGAAGAGTCCCGCTAATTCACAGTAGCGGAAGAAAGGAGAACACACATGACCTATCTCACCCATCCTATCGACAACTCGCCGACCATCAGAGGAACGGCAGGCGCAGCCATTAGTTCCCCCGGCCTGCTGGCCGTCAAGTTTGATTCAAGCGGCAACTTGATTCTCCCTGCGGCGGGCGACCCCATCATCGGAATCGTTCTTGCCGACGAAGATGCTGTTGCCGTTGGCGGCCCGCTCCACATCCAGATCAAAGACATCACCTACTGGCTTGCGGGCGCAGCGATTAAGGCGGGCAACATGCTCAAGCCCGATGCAACCGGCAAAGCCGTTGTCGCTGCTGCGGGCGACGCTGTAAGCGCCATCGCCCTTGAAGCGGCGACGAGCGGCGCACCCTGCAAAGTCATGATCTGCCATACGGCGATTCCCGCTGCCGCGCAGGGCGCTGGCGGCTGAAAACAAATTCCATCAAAATTCAGAACTCTAAGGAGTGATTGAAAATGAAAAACGCCGTCACGAACGCTTCCATTCAGGCGCAGGTCGCCAAGGGCTGGAAGCCAAACTACTACCTGACCAACATGAGCGTGGCCCATTTCCAGCCGGACGACTGGTTCGTCAGCCCGTTCATTTTCCCGCTGCTTCCTGTGAGCCTGTCCACCGGCCACTACTACGTCTTCGACAAGGCCGACCTCGCCCGCGACAACGTGCAGCGCAAGCCCAAGTACGGCAAGGTTACTACCATGACCTTCGCCACCCACGAGGAAATGTACACCACGGATGTCGATCAGGTCATCATCGGTCTCGACCAGATCAGCACCCTCGACTACCAGCGGGCCAACACCCCCGGCATTTCCGACCCCCGCCGCGCCAAGGTTCGCATCGCTACCGAGCAGATGAAGCTCCACGCCGACCGCGTTTTTGCTGACGGCTACTTCAAGACCGGCGTATGGACTAACGAATATGTCGGCGTGACCGGCGCTGCCCCTGCCGGCAAGCAGTTCTATCAGTTCGACGATGCCAACTTCGATGCCGTCCACTTCTTCGGCGGTCTGCGCACCGAAATGATGCGTAACGGTCGCCGCAAGCCCAACGTGCTGGCTCTGGGCGTTGAGGCCTACGAGGGCCTGAAGCGCAACCCGGAAATCCTTGAGCGCGTGAAGTACTCCGGCAGCACCGCCAACCCCGCCACCATCAACCAGAACGTGCTGGCCCAGCTGCTGGAAATCGAGCGCGTTGTCGTGCTGAACAGCACCTACAACGCTGGCGGCTACGGCAAGGAAGACATGCAGTTCATTTGCGACAGCAAGGGCGCTCTGCTCTGTTACGCGGCTCCCAATCCCGCCATTGACGAGGTCTCCGCTGGCTATACTCTGGCGTGGGATATGCTGGGCAACGGCCAGTATCTCGCCTTTGACCAGTGGGAAGGTGAGGGCGGCACTCATACCGAGTTCATCGAGGGCCTGATGTCTTCCACCCCGAAAAAGGTCTGCGATGAGCTTGGATATTTCATGACCAGCTGCGTCAAGTAACCATTCCCGGCGCAGCGGTCTAAAAGCGCATTGAAAGCGCGCCGTGATGCGTTCACCTCCTCGCATTGGCGAAGCCGCTCGCCCGGATGCCGACCGACCACCGGCATCCGGGCGCAAAGCGTGCTTCTCCGCTGCGCATTTTTTATTCTCTAAGAAAGGAGGAACCGACCATGAAGAAGATCACCTGCAAAAAGCCTTGCAATATCGGCGGCGAACGCTTCGCCATTGGCGATGATGTGCCGGTGGAGCTGGTTGCTCCCGGCAGAGAAGCCGCGCTCGTCAAATATGGCCTGATTTCCGTCGAGAATGTCCCGGAAGCCCCTTCTGCCCCGGTCAGCACCAACGCTCCCGACGGCGGCGCGGACGGCCTGCAGCAGCCCCCGGAGGGCCAGCAGAACGGCGATAAAGTTCAGCAACCCGAAGATAACGGCGAAGACGATCAGAAGGAGCCGGAGAAGTCCGACGCTGACGACACCGACGCTCCTGACGGCTGCAAAAAGAAGACCGGGAAGAAGGTGAAGGAGTAATGACCTACACCTACGACCCGTCGAAGATCACCGAAAACAGCATCAGCCGTGCGCGGTTTGAATTGGGAGATACCATGATCGACGGAGGCGCGGAAACGTGTATGCTGGCCGACGAAGAAATTCAGGCCATCATCAGCAGCACAACCGCATGGAAGGTTGCTCTCTACAAGCTCGCCGATGCTGTTTGCATGCGGCTCTCCTACGAAACGGACTGGAAGGACGACGGCACATCCTTCTCTCTGAACCAGAGAGCGGAGCGCTGGATGAAGCTGCGCGATCAGCTCAAGGCCGACGCGGATGCAGAAGTCACCATCCCTGTTTCGGAAGCCGCAAACGATTCTCTTTGCAACCCCCGCGACGGCGGACACTACTTCTACGCAGGCATGATGGAGAATCATCGTGTCCAGCCGCCTATGCCTTTCAGAGGTGGTAGGCGATGACTATGAGGTTTGGAAGAATCGGGCCTATGCGCCCGGAGAGCTTTCCGAAGCCCTTCAACGTCTACTCGAAGGAAAGCAGCGTCACCAGCATTGGCCGCGTCACTAAAGGGGATATGACTTTCAAATGCAAGGAACGCTGCATCCTTTCTGAGGCAAGGCCCGAAGAGCGGGAGCGCTACAACCAGATGGGTGTGAAAGTCACGCACTTCCTCATCCAACGCGGTAGCCCCATCGCAAAAGAACAGGACGTTTTCGCGCTCAACAAAAACGGCAAGGAAACACGCTGGTTCAGAGTTCAAGCCGTCCACAATAAGGGCGAAATGGACATCGACACCGTTTACTACTGCGAGGAAAGGGGTGACCTGAAATGAACTTCAAGATTGACCTCGCTGGCATCTCTTCGCAAGTCCTCAATCAGGTCAACGCAGAACTGCCAGCCCGCGCCGCATCGGCATCCCAGAGCCTACGCAACGCCTCTCTCGAAATCCTTCGAGGGCAGCGCGGCGGCAGAACCTACAGGAAGCCCGGAGGCGGCAGCTACACGGCATCCGCACCCGGAGAGCCGCCCGCCGTGCGCAGCGGAAATCTGCGCCGGAACTGGCGACCGGTGCAGTACGGCGCAAACCACCAAAACCCCGCTATTGAATCCAACGTGTTCTATGCCGGGTACATGGAAAACGGTACGCCCGGAGGAATGATTGCCCCGCGTCCATTTGCGGATAAGATCGTCGAAAAGGCAAAGCCCGAAGTCGAAGCGATCTATGCGCAGCCCTTCGACATCAGCCTGTAAAGGAGTGAGAGCATGGAGCTGAAAGCCATGTTGTATGAACGGCTCACCGGCAGCGAAGCCCTCGCGGAAAAGCTGGCCGTCTTCGACAAGAGACCGGCGATCCACTACCAGCAGCCGCCCACGGCAGACGATGAAAAATGGGGAGAAGAACAGTACCCCCGCATCGACTACCTCGTGGACATGCAGGAGAACCCCGCCCGGAACGCGAGCGGGATTCTTGCGATCAATGTGTGGTGCGATGCTGAGAAGGGCGCAGGGCCGGAAGAGATCGAGTACATCCTGCGCGATCTTCTCCATGCCGCTTTCGCACAGACGGATGAATACCCCTTCTGCTTCGCATGGTTACGCTCGGATGCCTTTGAAGTCAAAAATCAGGACGAACAGACCGCTCGTACCGTTGGCGTGACGGTCATTTTTGATGTTATGGCTTGTCCCTGCCAATACACCATGTACCCCGACCCGATAAAAGCCATGAACCAATGGACGAAGACGATTCTCCCGAACGCCATCGTCCTCGGCGAAGACGAAATCGACGGCTGGATTCTCCCTTCGAGAGAGCAGCCGGTCGTCTATTGGCGGCTTGCGGCACAGGGAACGCAGCAGAAGCACTTTACGCACACTTGGCTCAATATCTCCATTGAGGGGCATGTTTACGCGAGAACGGCTGCGGACAGGCTTTACAACCTCGTCCGCATCAATACAGCCGCCGCCCTTGCAGGCCATATCCCGATGGAGGACACGTCCCCGCTTTTCCTCAAGGATTACACCTGCAAGCCGCACCTCAACTACATCGCACAAGGGCAGATTCAAGCAAGCGGTCACTTCGGCGTTTTGCAGGAGTGGTACGGCAAGAAGCCTGACCCGCCCCTTGCAAATGCGAACACCGACTTCACGACGAAGGAGTGAGTACCGTGGCTAAGGAAACCACCAAGACCACCGCCGCCCGCGTAGCGGAAGAGCCTGTCTATGCTGCGGCAGAGATTGCGGCCAACGCGCCTCGCCTGTTCGGTTACAGCGTTGACCTCGCAAGAGCTGCGTTCACCTTCAACAAGGTAGAGCGCTGTTCGCTTGAAAAAGCGAAGAAGATCATCAAAGAATTTGCAGAAAGGAAAGTGAAGTAACATGGCTGCGCATTACTCTGCGGGCGAAACCAAAGTCCGCCCCGGAATTTATTTCCGCGAGACCAACGGCAGCGGTACGGAACTGATCAGTGCCCGCAACGGCGTTGCAGCTGCCGCGTTCAAGGCCAACTGGGGGCCGCTTGGCGAGGTCATCACGATTTCCTCGCCAAGCGAAATTGAGGAATACTACGGGGACGATTCCGCTGAAGGCAGCAACGTCTCCATCCTCGAAAAGATTTTCCTTGGCGGTGCAAGCCAGATCAAGGCCGTGCGCGTCGGCAGCGGCGGCACCAAAGCCACGATTACTCTCAAGGATACTGCCGAGAGCGCAGCCTCCGTTGTCACACTGACGGCCAAGTACGCCGGTACGCGTCCTCTTTCCGTGACCATCAAAGACAGTCTCTCCGTCGAAACGCAGCGTGAGTGTATCGTCCTCTCTGGGACGAAGGAGCTGATGAAGGTTTCCTTCGCAAAGGGCTCTGGCGAGGTGGACGCACTCGTTTCCGCCATTAACGGGAATGAGACGGCTGTTGTTACCGCGCAGAAAGTAAGCGCCGGAAACGGGACGCTTGCGGCGCTTACGCAGACCGCATTCACCACAGCAGGTGTTTCGCCCGCCGTCACCAACACCGATTACAGCGACGCTTTTGCGCTGCTGGAAGCCACGCAGTTTAATACGATCTGCGTAGACAGCGATGATAGTGCGGTTCACGCGCTCCTTCATGCTTTCATTGTGCGGGCGCACGACAGCGGCATCATGGCCATGGCTGTCACCGGCGACCCTGTCAGCGAAACCTACTCCGACCGCAAAGAGAACGCCGCTGCGTTCAACAGCATGCTCCACATCCATTGCGTCAATGGATTCGAGGCGGACGGCGAGGTATATGACGGCTGGAAGGCTGCCGCCGTTGTCGCCGGTTATATCGCTTACCTCCCGTCCAACGACAGCCCGACCCACAAGGTCATCCCCGGCGCTACAGCGGTTTATGGCGCTCTCACCAATACCCAGATTGTCGAGTGCTTGCAGTCCGGCTGTCTGGTGTTTACGGTAAGCGCGACCGGCGCGGTCTGGATTGAGCAGGGCATCAACACGCTCGTCAACCTGACCGCCGATCAGGACGCGGGCTGGAAGAAGATTCGCCGAACCAAGACCCGCTTTGAGCTGATGCAGCGCATCAACGAAAACAGCGAGAGCATCATCGGCAACGTGGGCAACGACAGCAATGGTCGCCAGACGTTCATCGCCATCGCTAACGGCGTCATTAACCAGATGATCTCCGAAGGGAAGCTGGTTTCCGGCGAGGTCGTAGAGGATGCGAAGAACCCGGCCAAGGGCGACAGTGCATGGTTCACCATCAGCGTTGTCGATCTTGACAGCATCGAGAAGGTCTACATCACCTACCAATTCATGTTCTCGGAAGAATAAGCAGGAAAGGAAATAAACAGCTATGAGCATCTTGAACGCCGCTCCGGGTGTTGACGTCCGCAAGGTCATGTCTGGTAAAGACGGTGCGCTTTACGACGACGAAGGCACCCTTCTGGTTTCTGTCGAGAGCTTTCAGAGCCAAGTCGCCATTACGAACCAGACCTATCAGCCCCTTGGCACTGCGCAGGAACGTTCCACCATGACCAGCTACAAGGTCACGCTTACGATGACTGAGATCGTCGTCACAAACAGCAAGTTCTTCCAGCTCATCATGGAGGGCTTGAAGACACACGCGATGCCTGTTCTGAATTTCAGAGGCATGGTGCGCAGCCCTTACGATGGCAGCGAAGAGCAGGTCGTTTACCGTGACTGCGTGCCGGACGGAACCATCGACATTCAGAACATGCAGCCGGGCGAACTCTACAAGCGGAACTGGAGCTGGGTTGTCAACCAGCCCCCGGAAGCGCAGTCCCTCCTGCAGAACGCCTAAAATTGCCTGTTCTGCGCCTTTCGGAATTGACCCTATAAAATACACAGAGGACGGTCGCAAGGCCGTCCTCTGTGTATTTAACAGCGTTTAACAGCTATAGCAAGGAGAGATCAATATGAGCAAGGTCAGCGATAACTACGAAGCGCCCGCCACCCCCGAAGAAATCCGCGAAGAGCTTGCGTTCAACGAGGACGAAATTCTTCGCGCCCTGACCGACCAGAGCCACCACGAAGACCTCACCAAGACGATTGAGGTATCGCTCGGCGCCAAGGCAAAGTTCAGCTTCCGCATTCGCCCCCTTTCAGAAAAGGAATGGGACAAGTGCCGGGAGCGCAACACCAAATACCAGAAGAATCGCAGGCTCGGCGGCATGCGTCTGCCGGAAAGCACCGACACCACCGGCTACCACTCCGATCTGATCTACACCGCCACCGTAGCGGAAGATCGAGCCAAGCTTTGGGACAACAAGAAGCTCTGGAATGCGGTCGGCGCTCTTACTGGAACGGACATGATCGACAAGATGATTCCCTATGCCGGAAAGAAGCAGCAGATTATCGAGCAGATCGAACAGATTTCCGGCTACAACGATGATGACGACTATCATGAGACGGTAAAAAACTGATACTCGCTGGCGGCAAATCGCGGTTGCTCCACCACATCTTCCAAAGGACAGGCGTTCTTCCGAGCGTGGTCATGGGGCAGCCGCGATTTCTCCGCACGTTTTTGCTTGCAAGCATGGAAGTGCAGCTCGAAGCAGAAGCGGAGCGGGAAGCGGCGCTGGCCCGTCAGCGTCAACAGGCAATGGCGCAATCCCGAAGTCGAAGGAGGCGATGAGCCGTGGAACAGGTGTTCCGAATCGAAATCCCGGTCGAGGCAGTAGACGAGACGGATACCGCCGCGCTGCAGCGCCTTGAGGTCACGCTGCAAAAGTTGTTTACCGCCATGAAAAACAACAAAAGCACGGTCGGCGACGTGTTCGACGCCATTGAGAACGGAGCTGTCGACGCCAAGAATGCGATCAGGCAGACGGAGAGCACGTTCAGCGGCATGGCCGGTGACCTTGACGACACGGCAGATTCGGCTGGAGCGGCAGCGGACGCTTTGGACGATGCCGCTTCTTCCGCGAAAAGCGCCGGACAAAAAGCCGGCTCCTCCTTCGACGGAGCGAGCGCGAGCGCGGATAAGTTCAGCCAGCGAATCGAAAAAAGCAACAGAACCTTACGCAACATGTTCAAGGAGAAGCTCAGCCTTACGCTTTCCGCGATAGACAGAGCTTCTCCTATTTTGAAAAACGTTTGGAACAGCGCGAAGAGCCTTGCGGGAAAGACGTGGAGCGTTGCCATCAGGATGAAGGATTTCATCACCGCTCCATTCCGAAAGCTCTGGAACATGATCAGCAGCCCAATTACGATGGCTCTCTCGTTTGTAGGGATGGGCATCGGCGCAAGCGATGTTCTCAACACCTTCAACGGATTCGAAGAAGGAATGAGCGGCGTGCGGGCGCTGACCAGCGCAACAGATTCCGAGTTTCTGCTTTTAAGGGAGACGGCAAAAAGTCTTGGCGCATCGACATCATTCAGCGCCACACAGGCCGCCGAAGGCATGCAAAACCTCGCCTCTGCCGGCTTTTCGGTGAGCGAAATTGTAGATGCCATGCCCGGCATGCTAGACCTTGCCGCATCCAGCGGCGAGGACTTGGCCGTCGCTTCTGACATTGCAGCCACGACGCTGCGAGGCTTCGGCCTTGAAGCGGGAGCGGCCTCACATGTTGCCGACGTCCTCGCGGAAACGGCAGCACGCACAAACGCCTCCGTGTATGACACTGGCGAAGCCATGAAGTACATCGCGCCCATAGCGAACGTCATGGGCCTTTCTCTAGAGGAGGTTGCGGCATCCATTGGTCTGCTATCCGATTCTGGCATAAAGGGTTCGCAAGCAGGCACGACGCTTCGAGGTGCGCTCACCCGTTTGGCGAAACCCACAGAGGATATGCTGGAAGTCATGAATGGACTGAACCTTTCGTTCTACGACAGCAACGGCAAGATGAAGTCCATCTCCTCCATCGTTGGTATGCTCAAAACCAACATGGCCGGGCTTACGGATGCGGAACAGCAGAATGCACTTGTTACGCTGTTTGGTCAGGAAGCGCTTTCGGGCATGATGGTATTGATGGAAGCAGGCCCGGAGAAAATTGCGGAGCTTACTGAATCCCTCCAAGACTGCGAAGGCGCGGCAAGCGAGATGTCGAAGGTTCGCCTTGACAATCTCGCGGGCGACATCGAGGAACTCAGCGGCGCAATGGAAACCATGCAGCTTGACGTGATGGAAAAGCTCAATCCCATTCTTCGCAGCGCAGTCCAATGGCTGACCGGCAAGATGCCAGCCGTACAGACGGCGATTGAAAACGCCATCGACGTCGGAATCGAAAAGGCGACTGCGCTGAAGGAGCATATTTCCGGGGCGCTCAACAGCGAAGATTTCCAGAACGCAGATGGATTTGCCGAAAAGTTTTTCATCGCCTGGGATAAGATCATCGCCGAGCCGTTTGACAACTGGTGGTCTGGAGGCGGGAAGGACGAAATGCTCGGTAAGTTTGCAGACTTCGGGAAAAGCGCTGGGGAACTTCTCAACGGCGTTATTACGGGTATTTTTGCCGCGCTCAAGGGGGAAGAGATCGACTTCGAGGGGCTGAACATCACAGGGCTTGCGAAGGCCGGAGCCGAAGCAGCGACGACCTTCGTCAGCTCATTCATTGCCGGGTTTAACATTGGAGACCTCTTTGGGAAAGCCCCCTCCATGATGCAAGCGGGTCTGCTGGGTTTAGGGGCGATTAAGACCGCAGGCGGAATCGGAAGCGCCGTCAAAACGTTCGGTATGCTCAAGACGGCCATCCTCGGAACCGGCAGCGCGGCAACGGTTGCTGCCCCGGCAGTCGCAGCCATGGGACAGGGGGCAGTAGCAGCCGCAGGCGGCGTTGCAAAGACCACCACGCTTCTTGGCGGCGTTAAGGCTGTTCTTTCCGCGATCCCCGGATGGGGGTGGGCTGCCGCCGCTGCGATTACAGCGGCAGTTATCGGTGTGAAGGCCTACTCTGATGCGCAGGAGGAACAGCGTTGGGCGCTCAAGCGTTCAAGTGAAGCTACGGCAGAATCCATCGAAGAGTACAAGGACGCTGCCCGCGCATATACCGAGTTTAGCGATACGGTTGACCGCGTTAAAGAACTTCAACTGAAGATCGAGAGCAGCGATACAAACCCGCAGACGGCGGAATACGTTCAGGGATTGATCGACAGCATTGAGGACAAGACCGCCCAGATTGAGGTTATCATGTCTGACAGCAGCCTTTCGCCAGATCAAATCAGAGCGTACACGGATGAGCTGGTTTCCATCTACGCCCGAAAGGCGGAAATTGACTTGTCGCTCAGCGATCAAAGCCTTCGACAGGAAGATATCGTCGCGCTCAACACGGAGCTTGACCAGATTACAAGCCGTGAGGCGGAAATCACCGCAGAAATGGCGAAGTCGGGTTTGAACGAAGAGGATATAAGCGAAATCGTTGGACTGCTTGACCAAATTGGTGACAAGCAGGCGCAGTTGAACGTGAGCTTGGCGGAAGGCTCTCTCGGCACCGAAGAACTGAAAGAACTCAACGACGAGCTTCAAAGCGCCTATCAGCACATGATCGACACCAGCGGAGGCGTTGTCACCCAAGCTGACGTAGACGCTGGGCGTATTACCCCGGAATATCTTGAGGCTTATCAGGAGCATATGCGCATTCAGGAAGAGACGGCTCTTTTTGAGGCGCAAGCCCGCGCAAACGCAGATGCCGAGCTCGTCCCGCAAACTGTTGCTGCACGCGACGAAGCACTTGCGAATTACGAATCCTTTTCGGCACTTTCCGATGCGCAATTCGACGAAAAGAACTTTCTGCAGGGACTCGAAGATAAGCGCGCCAGCCTTCTTTCGCAGTACGAAGCTGGCGTTATCTCGCAGGACGAACTTTTTCGGGGCGGTTATGAAATCCGGGAGGCTTGGGGCGATTACTACGGTGGTTACGATCAAGGGCCCGGAAGCATGCTGACGCTCACGCCAGATTTGCTTTTCGGCTCTAACAGCTTGTTCGGCGGATGGAAACCCGGAGAGAACGATTTTTTCCAAGGCGCTATCGACGAGGTAAACAGAAGCCAAACCTATTCCAACGAGACAGCCGCATCGTATATGAGCGACTATCAGGCTCAGAACGCCGCTCTACAACAGAACTACCAAAGTCAGGTGGGGCTTATCGAAGGGTGGACGTTCCAAGGCTCTGAACTCGCGGGCATGTCCCTTGAGGAAGTCGCATCAAGCTACGCCACGCTCGACGAAGCCGGACGGAAGATGTTCGACGACGCGGTCACTGCGCTGAACGCCCTGAATGCGCAGACGGACTACATCACGGACGACGAAAAGACACAGGCCGTCGATGTTGTTGACCTCGCTGCAAAAGCCGAGGTCATGTCCATGGTGCAGCAGCAGGTACAGACCATCGCTACCGACTATCAGGCGATGACCGAGGAACAGCAGGCCACATTTGCGGCAAGCGAAGAGGGCGCTGCGCAGCTTGCGGCCGTCAACGAAGCGCTCGCCGGTCTTGGCCTTGAACAGATTGAAAGCCTAGATCAGCTCAATACCGCGCTTGAAACCCTTGGCTCGATTGACCTGACGGCCTTTTCTCTCGCGGAGGTTCAGGCAGCCTTCACCTCTGTAGGCGGAGACGCAAGCGAGGCGCAGGCAAAGGTGGACGCGTTAAAGGATTCGCTTGACGCACTTGACGGCGTGAGTACCACCTCAAAGCATACGCACACGAATTGGATTGTAAACAGGACGATCAGTATTGCAGGCGGCAGGGTTGCCTTGAACGCCGAAGGCGGCATCTACGACGGAGCCATGCTTTCGTGGGTTGCCGAAGATGGCCCCGAAGCCATCATTCCGCTCGGCGCAAAACGCAGAGAGCGCGGCCTTGAGCTTTGGTTGCAGGCAGGCGAGATGCTTGGTGTCGCGGAGTTCTCGGACGGCGGCATCGTTGCACCCTACAGCGGCGTTCTTGGAAGCCTCCCGGACGATTCATGGGACAATAACGGCGATTTCTCACCGCCCCCTGTCAGCGCAGGGAACGGAAACGGCAGCGCAGGCGGAACGGGAATCTCCGTCAGTGTTTCCGCCAACCCTGTGTTCCACATCGAAGGCGGCGGCAATTCGGACGATATCCTCTCGCAGATCAAGGCAAAGCAGTCGGAGATTGCGGAAGTCCTCGGCGGCGCGATTGCAGATCAGCTTGAAGATATTCTCCTGAACATGGCATAAGGAAAGGGGCTTAATACATGGACTTCTATCTAAGCGATTCGTCCGGCGTCCGGCTCCGCTTTCCCATGATCCCAGACCGCCTGAATGTCAAAACCGGCGCTCTTTCCGTTTCGTTCAATATCATCAAGAGAGGCGAAGTCAAGATACCCCGTGGGTCTACGCTCACGGGGTATTCTTGGAACGGCACGCTTCCCGGACGCAGCATGAGAGCTGCTTCGTTCGTGTTTGACTGGCAGGAACCGCAGCGCATCATTGATCTCCTCAACTATTGGCAGGAAAACGGTGAAACGCTTCGCTTTATGGCAACGGAGCTTTCAATCAGCGCGGATGTGTTTATCGAAGCTCTTTCTTACGAGTTCTTTGGCGCAGATTCAGTTTCTTACCAGATCACACTGACCATGAGGCGCGACCTTTTGATTTCCACCACGCAGACGCAGACGCAGGTGCCAAACACCAGCGGAGCGAACGCCAGCAACACTACGCCGACGAGCGGCGTCGTCTCAATCAAGAACACGTCGAGTTATCTCAATGTGCGGCAGAAGCCGTCCACCGGCTCCAAGTCCATCGGCAGACTGAACCACGGCGCAAGAATTACCATCCTGCGCAAGGATGGAAACTGGTACGTCATCCCGTATTCAGGCGGCACAAACGGAGAGGCGTATGTTTACAGCAGCTACGTCTTGGTCGGTACGCAATCCTCGACTTCCGGCAGCACATCGGGAAGCTCCGGCAACAGCGCGTCCGGCAGCAAGAAGACGAGTGGAAGCACATCAGGCACGAGTACCACCTATACAGTACAGAGCGGGGACAGCCTTTACTCCATCGCAAAGAAGACGCTTGGAAGCGGGAGCCGGTACACGGAAATTTATGAGCTGAACAAAGCCGCCATTGACAAGCGAAATGCGGGCAAGCCGGTCAGCAAGTACACGATCTATGCCGGGCAGGTTTTCAAGCTGCCATCAAATTGAGGTGAACAGCGTTGATAGATCTGTCAAAAGTTGAGTATTACGTTATTGCGCTCATGTCCAACGGTCAGCAGCTTCGCCTCGACGAGGTTGCTGAAAATATAGCGTGGGAAGAAAACGAGAGCGAACTTGCTATCCGGCTGAATCTTACGCTTCGCGATATCCCATATGGGAGCGGCAGGCTTGCCGACGTTATAGCGCTCTGTACTGCGGTATACCTTTACGCCGACTGGGGCGAAGGACAGCAGGAGATTTTTCGTGGCATGGTGTGGGAGTGGCAGCACTCGCAGATTCATGACGACGAGATCATCCTTACCTGCTACGACCTTCTGTTTTACCTTCAGAAGTCAAAGGATTTCTTCTACTTCTCGAAGGGGAAAAGCACAAGGTCGATAATCAGCAACATCCTTTCAACTTGGGCAATCACGCTTGGCGGATACGACGGGCCGAACGTCGCGCACGAAAAGATCACCTACAAGAACAAGACGATTGCAAGCATGCTGAACGAGACGCTGGACGAAGCGAAGAAGCTCGGAGGCGGCAAGGCATTCATCCGCGCCGTAAAAGGCGCGGTCTATGTCGTTGCATATGGTTCCAATTCCCCGGTCTATCATTTCAGCGCGGATATGAACCTTATCCAAACCAGCGACAAATTCAGCATGGTCAACCTTGTAACCCGCGTGGTCATTATGGGCAAGGAGGACGACGAAGGGCGGCCCAGTGTCGAAACTTCCATCTCGGGCCGCACCGAGTACGGCATCCTGCAAGACATCCAGACAATGGGCAGCCTTACGCTCGAAGAAGCAAAGGCCAAGGCGCAGGACGTTCTCGACGAGAAGGGCGATCCAAAGCGCACAATCAAGCTCACATCGCCGGATTTCCCGGCAGTCAGGAAAGGAGACCTGATCTACGTTACTACAGACCGTCTTCTCGGTTTTTTCCACGTCAAGGGAATCTCTCACAATGCGACGACGATGACGATGCAAATGGAGGTGGAGCCTGCATGAGCAAAGGCGATAATTCTCCCGGCATGAGCCACCTCGCCGGAATCATGGTAGGCTTGGCCCGCGACGCAAGCAACACGTCCCTAGTGCTCGATTTTGGCATCATTCAGGCAGACGGAGCATTGTTGACCAACACGTACCCCATCTCAATCCCGGCCACAGATTATCTTGTGTGTCGGGGATGCGTCCTTCCCAATTCGGAAGTCATTACGTCGGCTGAAACCATAGCAGAGAACCGCTCGCACCGGCACAAATTTGACGATGAGCTTATCCTTGAGGGTACAACGGACTTGAAGAGCAGCCCGGAGCCGCATGATCACTTGGTCGAGGTTCCTATGCTGGATATATTTACAAACTACACCACGTCTTCGCAGAAGGCGCACGACCATGGCGTAGACATCGCACGCCCATCGCAGCGATGTCTCAAGGCTGGAGACCGCGTCCTGGTTGCCTGGGTGTACAATGACGCGGTCGTGATTGACATCATCAAGTCAGCATCTGAGATATTTGGAGAAGGAGATGGTGGATATGGCTGATTCGCTTTATCCCGTCTTTGAGATACCGACGCTTCGACCGATCAGCACAGATGAAGAACAGACGTTCAAGCCTGCTCCATACTTCGACTTTGAGAAGGGGGATTTCGTCCGGGATGGCGCAAACCGCGTGCTGATAGCCGATGGGTATGAGGCTTACAAAGCATGGGTGTTAAAAGTGTTAAAAACCCAGCAGAGGGCCTGCCTGAGCTACATGGGTACTGGGATAGACCAAGAAAGTTCGATGGCAGAACCGAGCAGGGAAGCTGTACAGACTGCGTTTGAACGAACAATTACCGACGCCCTGCTGGTCAACGCCAGCACCGAGCGCGTTTATGATTTCGACTTTACATGGAATGCAAACGTCCTCAACATCAGCTTTGTAGTGAAACCCAAGGCGTGGGCCGCCTTTGACGTATATCTTGAAGTGGTTTAAGGACAGGGAGGTGAAACATCATGGAACAGGGCAGCGGCTCCTATGTTCCGCCGCAGATTCTATCCGACATGGACGACGACGTTATCCACGCTCGAATGCTCGAAGCCCTGCCGGACGACATCGACAAAACCGAGGGAGGATTTGCGCACGACTTCACCCGGCCTGCCGCGCTTGAAAAAGCGGAAATGATGGTTTCCATCAACGATGCCATACAGGTCTTTTTTCCAGCGTGGTCATATGGCGGATACCTTGACATGATCGCGGGCGAGGTCGGACTTACCCGCAGAAGCGCGCAGGCGGCAGAGACGACCCTGACCATCAAGGGGACGACAGGCACCATTGTTCCCGCTGGATTTCTATTTGCCACGCCAAAGTCGAACGACGTTGCCAGCATCGAATTTGCCGTGGTTGAGAGCGTTACGCTTGACGCTGATGGCGAAGCATCTGCACTCGTTCGCTGCACGGAAACCGGCATGATCGGCAACGTCCCTGCAAACAGCATCACGCTGATGTCATCGCCGATGAACGGTATATCTTCGGCTACAAATCCATCGGCAGCCTCAGGCGGGACGGAAGCGGAAAGCGATGATTCCCTCCGCGCCCGTATTGAAGAACGCGACAAGAGCAGCGACGGATCGTTCATCGGAAACGACGCTGACTACAGGCGGTGGGCGCAGGAGGTGGACGGTGTAGGCTCGGTCGTTGTCATCCCTGAATCAGAGGGAAAGGGTAGCGGCACGGTAAAGCTTATCGTTATGGATTCCAACGGAGCACCGGCAAACTCCACGATTCGGCAGGCGGTCTATGACCACATCATATCGCCCGACGACAGGCAGCAGCGTCTCGCCCCGATTGGGGCAATTTTGATTGTCTCCACAGCCGAGCCGATTTCCGTCGCTATCAGCGCAGACGTGATGATCGAGGATGACACGACCATCGAAGAGGTGACGGCGGCGTACAAGGCTGCTTTGCTCGCCTACTTCGAGGAAGCCAAGGCCGAAAGCTGTATCCGCTGGACGCGTATCGGCAGCGTGCTTTCCGAAACGCCGGGCGTCATCGACTACTCCAACCTGCTGCTCAACGGCGCGGAGGACAACATAGCCATTACCGTGGACGATTACCCCACGATTACCACATTGGAGCTTGGGGAGGAAACGTGATGTCTGAAACCTTGAGATACACGATCATCACCAGTCCCAGCGCGGAGAAAATGCTCGGGAGAGTTTCCCCCATCTACGATAACAGCTATGTTGGGCTATGGCTTTTCGAGGCCATTGGCCGGGAATATGACGGCCTGCGCGAAATTGTCGATACCTTTCCAGACCAGCTTTTTCCGCAGAGCGTGACATGGGGGATTGAGTTGTGGGAGCAGCGGTATGGCATCACGCCCCGCCCATCGCAGACGCTTGAGGAACGCAGGGCCGCAATTAAGGCCGCCCGCGCCAAGTCAGCCGCATTTACCCCGTTCGTGCTTGAGCAATACATCTACAACCTTACCGGCAGACAGGCGGAGGTCGTTGATCACATAGACGATTTCACGTTCGGCGTCTATATCGACAATACGGACGGGATGCGAAATGCAATCGTAGATGACATAGAGGCGTATATCAATAAAAATAAGCACAGCCATATGTCATACAACCTTGCGTTTCAAGGAAGCTCCAACGTCATTATCGGAATCGAAACCGGCTATTGGAGGTTCTCGTACCGAATGACTGACACAGCGAAAACGGGCCAGCTTCCGCAGACAAACATTCGGTTTGCTGAAAGCGAGAGCCAAATCGACGTGGAAAACGTCGGAACAGCCCATCTCTTTCCGTACACACTTTCTGGCACAAGCCCAGAGGTGAACATATCCGCATCTGGCGCAAGCGCTGATGTCGATGTCGGCTTGGACGCGCAGCCCTACGTTTTTCCCTACCCGGCAGCGGGCGATTGCGAAACCGGGGAGCGTCCGCAGTACAACGTAACTGGCAATGTAGAATCTTCTTCTATCAGAGCCTCTCCTGTTGGGGAGGCTTTTTCGATTTGCTACGCCATGTGCGGAGCCATGAAAGCAGGAATACGGAGCCTGTAACAGAAAGGAGCGAGGCCAATGCTGACCACTACGGCGATTACGGCCTTGAAGCAATGCTTCACGGACAATATCGCTTACGCGAAATTCAAGGTTGGGGACACCTACTATAAATCCCCGATTCAAAGCGCGGAGATTCTTAACGATGGTCGTGTGGCAATCACATTTCTGATCGACCACACCATCAGCGGAACGATCACCGTCACTGAGGTGCAGCTCTACGACCACAGCGGGCGGCTGTGGGCGAGCAAGGTAGAATCCATCACGCGCAAAGCAGCACAGGAAGGAATCCTTTACCGCTTTGCGATTACCATCACCGAGAGCTGAGAAGGGAGGAATGAGCAGTGGCATACAAACGAGTGAATTGGGCCGATCATGTTGTTGAACGCCCCAACACCTATACCGAGGTCGAGAACGACGACGGAAGCATTACGCACGAGGCTTCTCCCGGAGAGGTTATTCAGCAAGGCACGCCAATCTCCGCCACCAATCTGAACAACGGCGAAGAAGCGCTCCTGCACTTCTCCGTCGCGTTTGATTGGCTGGCCTGCATCATGCAATCGCAGGCGATGGAGATTGAGAAAATGAAAGAGCAGCTTGCCACACTTGCTAGCTGACCCGGAAAGGAGTGTTAATTGATGCCTGAATCCATGGATGCTTCGCAGGATCGAACGCCCGAACAGATTGAGCAGGAAGAAGCGGAACGTGCAGCGCACGAGAATGAAATCTACGGCCCTTACCGCGAGGCTGCGCAGAAGCGAAATAACAGCGCGGAAATCGTAGCGGAGCATGACGACATGATCGCCGAAATGCTATACGAAGTGACGATGCTCGCCTTTGGAGAGGAGGTGCTATAAAGTGGCGTACAACCTGATGAAAAGGATCATCGAGCGCGGCAGCTATGACCGCGAGAGCACGATGAACAAGCTCGATGCTTTCCTTGCTGCCGACCGAATCACGACCGTGCAGTACGAGGAACTGGTGGCGATGATGGATGCGTAACATCATCGCCGTTTTTCTTACCGAAAGACTTTACAGACACGACCTGAAACGATTGGAGGAAAATATGATGACCTACAAACTCATGAAGCGAATTATCCAGAAAGGCGGTTACGACCGCGAGGGCACCATGATGAAGCTGGACGTTTTCCTGATGGCCGACCGGATCACGGTCGAGGAATACCAGGAGCTGGTGGAAATGATGGGCGGTGCGGACGGTGACTAATTCTCCGCTGGAATTTCTGGCTCGGATGTATGACAATGTCGTGAAGTACGACGCGCAGGGAAACCCGTCCATTTTCGTTCGTTTTCCGAAGATGAAGTCGAGCGATCTTGATGCATCCCTCCCTGACCACACGCACCCGGCTTTCATCATCAACGGGCAGGAGCAGGACTATATCCTGCTCGGTAAGTTCAAGGCGGCGTCCCTTACCGGCTCCGGCTCGGACGGTGGAACGCTGTACAGCCTGCCGAACATGCCGCCCGCGCACACGCGCACGGCAGACCAGTTTCTTTCCCAGATCAGGGCGTTCGGCGGCGGCGTTTCCGGCATGACCGTTGCCGACCGTGGATTCCTGCTTCTCTTGGCGCAAAAGAACGGCTGGAACCCCGGAGGCAATAGCGACTACGGCCATTGCTACAAGGATGCTACGCGCTACGAGCTTGGCAAGAGCGTCAGCGTGGGAAACACGCGCGGGTTCCGTGGGTGGCTGTACGAATGCATCAAAGCCCACACGACCAGTACGGAGCTTTACCCGGATATCTCCCCGCTGTACTGGAAACGCCTAAAGCAAATCGGCGGCATCGAGGCATACCCGGACATGCACGACACCGGCCAAAACAACCTGATTCTGACGCTGAATGGGTCCGGTCCTCTGGACTGGTATCTGGACGGCACGCCGGGCAGCCTGTGCGACATCGTGGGCAACCAGTTCGAGCAGGACTACGGCTATCGCATCGTGGGCAATGAGCTGCAAATCCTTGAGAACAACAACGCCGCCAGCCCGGACGCCGACCTCTCATCCACCAGCGCAGCGTGGAAGGCCATTCTGCCCAACGCCAGCGACGACGGATATACCCTCGTGGCACCCGGAACGACGGGAACGCTGCACTGGAACTGGCTGAACAGCAAGATCACGTTGGACACGGCCATTCCCACCTACGATAACGAATATCGCGGGACGTACTTCAAGGATCTTGCCGTGAACAGCGCCAACCTCCCACACATCCCTTACATCGTGCGCGAGTTGGGGCTGTTCCCGACGCAGGGCAGCACCATGAAGGGATACAACTATATGCAGTTCACGGCAGACGAGCGTTTCCCCCGGCGCGGCGGCTACTACTACAGCGGCGGCAGCATGGGCCTCGGCTGCGAGAATTGCAACCACCCGCGCTCCTACGCGCTCAGGTACTATGGTGCCCGCCCCCGCTCCCTCTGGACTGCTGAATCCTGAACCCTGAACGGCTGAGGGGGGGTGCGCGATAGCGCATCCCCCGGCCACGGAGGAAAAACGATGGCTGTTGATTTCGGCTATATAGGCCCAACCTGCCAGAAGATCGAGGATATGATTGCGTTCGCAAGGCCGATCATCGGCAGGTGGCCCCCGTTCTATCGCTATACGCTTGGCGAAGACGTCTACCGGCAGATGATTCAGCTTCTTCGGCTTGCGACGAAGGCGAGGCTCAAGTATTACAACAAGACCACGCTGCAAGAGCTTGACACGGAGAAGGAAATTCTCAAGGTATTCGTCCGTCAGGCAAATGCGACGGAGTTTTGTGACAAGAAAGGAGAGAAGCGCAAGCTACTGTCTGATCATACCTATGGGGTTTGGGCAGAAAAGCTGACGGAAATCGGCAAGCTGATTGGCGGATGGATTCAGGGCATCAATAAGAAAAACGAATAAATCGCAGGGAACGTGCCGCGATTTGGGCTTGGCCTGTTTTTCGGTGGTTCAGCGTTTCCCCCGGCGCGGCGGCAACTACAACAACGGCGGCAACATGGGCCTCGGCTACGAGAATTGCAACAACCCGCGCTCCAACGCGAACAGGAACTATGGTGCCCGCCCCCGCTCCCAGCAGCATCAAAAAGGCCTGACGATTACGCATCGCGGCCATTCAATTTGTTTGGGAGGGGCGCGTTCCCTTCCGGGGAGTACCCGGTAAATGAAAAGCCCGGAGACGATAGTCGCGGGCATCGCTGCGAAGCGCCCGGAAGGGCGGAAAGCTATGGCTGCCCGCAGCACAACCCGACAGCCTACGCACAGCGGAAACGCCACGCGCAGCAGAACGGAGTGACTTTTTTGGAAAAGCTGCATGACCTGAAAGATCGCATCTGTTCGTTTGATAATCTCCTCGCGGCATACCGCGAAGCCGCTCGCGGCAAGCGGTATCGCAACGAAGTTATTACTTTCAGCTTCGGACTGGAAGAAAATCTGCTGGAAATCCAACGCGAGCTTCTTGACAGGAGCTATACAGTCGGTAATTACCGAGAGTTCTATGTGCGATACCCGAAACCGCGTCTCGTTATGGCGCTCGGATTTCGAGACCGCATCGTGCAATGGGCGATCTATCGGCAAATCAATCCATACATGGAAAAAAGGTTCATCCAGCACAGCTATGGTTGCCGCCAGAACAAGGGAACGCTTGCAGCGGCACAATGCCTGCTGAATTGGGTTCGGCTTATCAGCAGAAAGCCGGATGCAAAAGACTGGGCCATTGTGAAAGGCGATATCAGCAAGTATTTCTACAGAGTAGATCATGAGGTAATCCTGCGAATCTATTCCCAAATCACCGACGATGAGTGGTTTCTTTGGTTGATAGGCACGATCATCAACAACCCAGACCTGCCATTTGGATTGCCAGAGGGCGCAAGCATTGACGATTGCCCTCGTGATCGACGGCTGTACGAAGTCGGTATGCCCATCGGAAACCTGACCAGTCAGGAAACGGCGAATATTTACCTTGACCGCCTTGATCAATTCGTGAAGCACTCCCTGCGCCAGCGCTTCTATCTGCGATATATGGACGATTTTGCCATCATTTGCAAAAGGGACGAGGCCAAAGTGTTGCTTGAGACCATTACGGCATTCCTTCGAGCGGAGCTTCGCCTGACCATCAGCCCGAAAAGCAACATTGTACCGGCGACGCAGCCGGTCGAGTTCGTGGGCTATCTCATCACGCCGCACGGCATGAGATTGAGGAAAAAGACCACGAGACATATCAAGCGGGCGCTTATGCACCTATCAGAGCGCTATGCGGAAGGGGAAATCAGCATCGACGAAGCCTTGCAGGCAGTGAACAGCTACCACGGCCTTACGAAGCACTGCAATGGCTACAACCTCCGGCGTTGGATTGAGGAAAACATCGTGTTTTCGCATCAGAGTTCACCAGAAGGGAAAATCATCTATGAGCAGATTTAACGCGAACAAGCCACGCGATCATCCCGGGAAAGCCAGAAAGTTCTACGATATCGTACCGCGCGATGACGGGCTTGTGGATGTTTACCTTGCCCCGGACGTGCAGACATACGACACCAACCTAGGCATCAGGGAATACGACATTTCCGTCAGGGCGGTACTGGGCGTAGTGCCGTGGCCGGAGCTTGAAGCTGACATACGGCTGCGGTATGACGACTGGTGCGCTTCGGCGGCTGCGATTGACCTGTAAGGAGTTGAGAAAGATGGGAAAACCAACGGGTGAAGCCGTCGTACAGGCGGCCATCCGCCTTGTAGACAGGTCTTACGATGAAATGGACTGTCAGGGGATGATTGAAGAGGCTGTCAGAAAAGCCGGAGGAAGCATGAGCTATTCCGGCAGCAACGCCATGGCGCGGGCCGTGAGCGGCCTCACGACGCTCAAGGAAGCAAAAAAGGCCGGTCTTAGGCCGGGCATGGCGCTTTTCATCCATGAGGACGGAGGCGATTACCCGACGAAATACCATGCGGACGGCCTTGGAAACTTCAGTCACGTCGGGCTATATGCCGGGGAAGACGCGCTGATCGACACGGACAAGTACGGAAAGCCGCGCAGTTGCAATGTGGTACACTCCAGCGCCACCATGGGCCGCGTGGCGGGCTCCACCCTGCAAAACGGCTGGACGCACGCCGGGTACTTCCGTGAGATCGAATACGGCGATGGCGATAGCGCAGCGCCCGTCCCTTCCACGCCACCGAGCAGCCAGACCCTTGGCAGCCGAACCCTCAAGAGGGGCGACACCGGCAGCGATGTACAGGAAATGCAGGCGAACCTGATGATGCTTGGTTATGATCTTGGCAGTTACGGCGCGGACGGAGATTTCGGAAGCCGAACTGAGAAAGCCGTCATGGCGTTCCAGAGATCAAGCGCCCTTGATGTGGACGGAAAGTTTGGGCCCAAGTCCTTTTCGGCCATGAAATCTTCGCTCGCGTCCATCGAAAAGGAGCAGCTGGAAGGACAGCCGGAGCAGGAAGCGCCACCCTCCGCAGCAGAAAAGAAAATCATCACGGTTACGGCAAATTCCGTCAACGCTCGCGTCGGAGATTCAACCGAATACGATTCGGTGGGTCGTCTGGACGAGGGAGAATCCATTGAGTATGTAGCTACCGCACCCAACGGCTGGAACGCCGGTCGCTGGAAGAACCGCATCGTATGGATTTCTCCCGAGTTTTCCAAAGTAACCTGACGGAACCCGCATGGGCGCGTCGCCCATGAGCTACATGAGCCTGTGGGCGAGAAAGGATGATACCCATGCAGCAGGAAATCACGCTCAAGGTGATTTTTGACTGGTGTCTGGAACACTGGTCTTTTGTGATTTTTGCGATAGGTCTCTTTGTTCAGTTTACCCCCGCCATCAAGTGCAGCCCGATCACCGCTATCATCAAGTGGATTGGCAAGGCTATCAACGGTGAAGTCTTGCAACGGATTTCCGGGCTTGAGATCAGGGCGGATCAGCAGCGCAAGTCCATCGACGAAAACGAGATGGACAGGATTCGATGGGAGGTATTGGACTTCGCAAATGCCTGCCGGAACCATGTGAAGCACACGAAAGATGAGTTCCATCACATTATCGCACTCAACGAGAAGTACCACAAACTGCTGGACAAGTACGGCGATGAAAACGGCGTATTCGACGCAGAGTATGCCTATATCGTTGAACTTTATCACGATTGCCAGCGCAACAACAGCTTTTTATAAACGAAAGGAAGGACTTGCAATGAAGAAGATTCTATCCATCATCATGTGCGCGATGCTCGTTTTCGCGCTCCCCTGCCTTGCAGTTGCGCAGACCGCAGGCGCGGCCACGCCCGAACCCGTTCAGCCGCTTGACCCCGGCGACGTATCGTGGCTGAACACCTACCTCGATTATGTCATCGTAGGTATCTGCATCGTTATTGGCCTGCTTATCAAGCATTGCACGCCGCTGGACAACAAATACATTCCTCTTATCGTCGCGGTTGTGGGTTTGCTGATTGCAGTGTGGTCGCACTGGGGCGAGGGCATCACGCCGGTTGTGCTGCTGGGCGGCATGTTCTCCGGCCTCGCGTCCACGGGCTTCCATCAGGTTTTCAAGCAACTGTTTTTCTCGGATACCGACAACGAATAATTGATAAAGCACAGAGCCGCTGCCCTTCGGGGTGGCGGCTCTTTTTTGATTCGCAGAATTGTCTTCAAATGCGAAAATACGACATAAAATCAAAAATAAACGAATTTTCGCATTTTAACTATTGACAACAATATTCTTAAAGAGTATAATTCAA